CAAAATCAATATCATAAACTGTTTCAAAAACTTGTCCAGCACCATTTACTTGCGCACCTCTTCTTAATATTCCACAATATCTTAAATCTTCTTTATCTCCAAAAGCTGGGACTACAATACTAAAATCAACTAAAGCAACAGAAGGTCTTTGACCAGGTACTTTTAAACCATAAGTTCTTGCAATGTTAAAAATTGAAGACCTTTGTTGAGCATACTGAAGTACAGTTTCTTGAATACTTCTATCAATATTAAATTGAAGGTTATCTGAAACTGCAGCATTTAAATCCAATAGTGCCGAGAATACCGATGCGTCATTGAAATTGTCAACTAATTCAGGGTAATATGTTCTTGTAAAGTTAATTAATTCAGTTCTAATTGACTGAAAATCCCTAGTGGTATATGATATTTTTTTGTTTGCCATACAATTATATGTTGATAATTACAAAATCACTACTACTGAAAGCACTATCAGTAATCGTGTAGTCAATTTTTATTTTTGCGGTATGTTCCAATTGCCCTATATTAGTAACAGTAAATTCTCTTTCATTACTATCATTAACAAACGTACCTTTATTTTCCTCACCATCAGAGGCCGCAGTTATAGTTATATTAGTTATTGTTAATCCTGGTAAATATTCACCAACAGAATCTCTTATTTCAGCTTCCAAATCTGAAAAAGTAGGACCATCTAATGGTTCAAACAAATACTCATAAAGTCTAGTACCAAAGTCTGGTAAATAATATCTAGTACCTTTCCTTGTTAATAACAAATGAACTAAGTTACTTCTAATTTCCTCATCACTAGTTTGTGATAAAGACAAATAATTACCCTGATATGAGTCCCTAAATGGAAAATTTATACCATATGATTTACCTTCAGCCATAACAATAAATATAAATTGTATTTGTTTTCTATAAATACCATAAAACAAAAAATCACGACATTGAGTCGTGATTTCTATTTTTTAAGCTGAACAACCAAAACATTCAAAAGGTGAATCACTTGGTTTGTCTGTTATTATATCAACATGTGGTAATGTTGGTGTTACTTTTGGTTTGTCTATTTTTGATATATCAACCGCTAAGTGTTTTGCACCAGTTGAAATTGCCTTAGTTCTTACATAATAACAAAGAGTTTTTAAACCTTTTTGCCAAGCATGGAAATGTGATGAAGTTATCTTTGACAAGGTTGGGTTACTCATATAGATATTCATTGATTGTGATTGGTCAATAAATGGTCCTCTATCTGCCGCCATATCAATCAATTCTCTTTGTGAGATTTCCCAAATCGTTTTATACTTCTTCATCAAATGTTCAATACGTTTAACCTTTTGATTGTATTTTTTATCTTCTGTGTCTAGATAATTGTTGAAGTTAATGTTTTGGATTGAACCCTCATTTAATATAATCTCGTTTTTCAAATCTTCTCCCCAAATACCAAGTTTCTCAAAGTCAGCTATTAGATATTTGTTTACAATCATAATCTCACCACCAACTACTCTTCTATTGAAGATTGCTGAGTGTGCTGGTTCTGTCATTTCGTATGAACCAGTAATCTTAGCAGAACTTGCAACTGGCATTTGTGCCGTAAATAATGAATTACAAACACCATATTTCTTCACATTTTCTTTCAAATCATTCCAATCCCATCTTCCTGATAAGTCAGATTCGTTTAGTCCCCACATATCAAATTGGAATATACCTTTTGACATTGGTGAACCTTCAAAAAAATCATATTTTGGATATTCTCCATCGTGAGCTAATTTATTACTTTCACTAATTGCTGCATAATAAATTGTTTCAAATATTTCTTTGTTTAACTTTTTAGCTTCATCAGATGTGAACTCATAATCCATCAGATAGAATACATCGGCCAAGCCTTGTGTACCAATAGCGATTGCTCTTTGTTCTTTACCACCTTTTTCACCCTTACTTGTTGAATAATTGTTGATGTCAACAACTTTGTTCAATGCTCTTACTACTTTACAGGTTTCGTTGTAAAGTTCTTCAAAATCAAATTGACCATCGTGTACAAAGTTCTTTAATACCATAGAAGATAGGGTACAAATGGCAGTTGTTGTTTCATCAGTATATTGATAAATCTCATTACAAAGATTTGATTGTTTAATAACTCCAATATTTTGATGGTTAGTCTTTTTGTTTGCATTGTCTTTTGAACATAGGTAAGGAACACCAGTTTCAATTTGAGATTCAATAACTTTTGTCCAAACATCTTGTGCTTTAATTTTCTTACCCAATCCCATACTTACAGCGTTATTGTAAACTGATTCATATTCATCACCATAGACTTCTTGTAAAGCAGGTAATCCAGCTTTTTTGATGTCATTAGGACAGAATAAATACCAATCACCATTTTCTCTTACAGCTTTCATAAAGTTGTCTGGAATCCATAGAGCTGTAAATAAATCTCTTGCTCTTAATTCTTCTGCACCAGTATTCTTTTTAATCTCCAACAAATCAATAATATCTTTGTGCCAAGGTTCAAGATAAATTGCTGCAGAACCTGGTCTTCTACCTTGTTGGTTAAAGAATCTTAGGGATTCATTTACAATCTTAAGGTATTTTAATAACCCACCAGCGAATCCACCTGATGTTGATAATCTACTCTCTTTACTTCTAATGTTTGACATACAAAGTCCAATACCTGCCGCATCAGCTGAATAAGTTGAAATATCGGTCATTGTATTAAGTAATCCTTCTCTTGAATCTGAGTTATTGTAATGTAGTACACAAGAGGCTAACTGTGGTATCTTTGTACCAGAGTTAATCATAATTGGTGTTGCAGGAGAGATAAGTTGAGTTGACAGTGACTTGTAATATTCTACCGCTTCTTCAAATGATTTTGTAACCCATAGTGCAACCCTCATATACATGTGTTGAGGTCTTTCAATTGTTTTACCATGAGGGGTTTTCAATAAGTACATCTCATATAAAGACCTCCAAGCAAAGTAATCAAAGTTGTAATCATTCTCGTGATTAATAACACTATCAATATTAGAAACTCCATAACTTTCAATAATTCTCATCATTTCGTCATTTACAACACCATCCACGTGTAGTGTGTGCATAACATTTGAGAAACTTGGGTCAGTTTCTTTATGGTATGAAGATATAGCAACAGAGGAAGCCAACCTCGAATAATCGTGGTGGCTACCTGTATATGATGCAGCAATTTCATAAATCAACTTATCAAGTTGTTTTGTGGAAATTATACCCTCAGTAGGAACTGATGTAATTACCTTAATGAATATTTGGTCTGCGTTAACATTTAAGTTTTTACTTGCTCTCTTAATCCTTGTTTGTATTTTGGTGGGGTTGAATGACACAACCTCACCATTTCTTTTTTGAATTCTTAATGACATTTTTTTTAATTTTTAGAAATCGTCTGTGAATGAAATAGTTTCGTTCAATTTAGCTTTTTGGTATTCAACCGTTCTAGATTCAAAGAAATTACCTTTTGTTTCAACTGCAATTTGTTCCATAAACTTGAATGGTTGTTCCACATTAAAGTGTTTACTACATCCCAATTTAAGTAATAATCCATCAACAACAAACTCTAGATATTGTTTCATCAAGTTTGAGTTCATTCCAATTAAAGAAACTGGTAATGATTCTGTGATGAATTCTTTTTCAATTTCAAGTGCTGATAACAAGATTTCTTTGATTCTTTTTTCACTTGGTTTGTTCTCAACGTGGTTGTTTAACAAGTGAATTGCGAAATCACAATGTAAGTTTTCATCCTTAAAAATCAAGGAGTTGGCGTTACAAAGTCCTTGCATAATTCCTCTTGATTTCAACCAAAAGATTGAACAAAAAGAACCTGAAAAGAATATACCTTCCACTGCAGCAAAAGCTACCAATCTTTCTTGGAATGAAGCATTTTCTATCCAATCTAAAGCCCATTTAGCTTTCTTTTGAACCGCAGGTAATCTGTCAATCGCATTGAAACATTCGTCTTTTTCTTTTGGGTTTGATACATAAGTATCTATTAATAAAGAATACATTAAAGAATGTATATTTTCCATCATTAATTGAAATCCATAGAAAAACTTAGCTTCAGGGTATTGAACCTCTCTGTAAAAGTTCTCAGCAAGATTCTCGTTTACAATACCATCAGATGCAGCAAAGAATGATAAAATATTTTTAATAAAATATTGTTCGTTCTCTGATAAGTTCTGCCACTCTCTGATATCACCAGTTAAATCAACTTCCTCAGCAGTCCAAAATGCCGCTTGGTGTTGTTTATAGTATTCCCAAATGTCGTGGTATTGGATGGGGAAAATCACAAAACGATTCGGATTCTCCATTAATATTTTTTCAGTCATAGTTAAATGTTTTGTTCTCTTTGTTTTCTTTTTTCTAATAAATCTTTAATTCTCTGTCTGTTGTTTTCTTCCTTTTGTTCTTCGTGTCCTAAGAAGGTTACCGAAGATTCAGTATCAATTTCCAACATACTATTATCAAACTTACAATTTTCAAAGATAATTCCATCATCACCAATTCTTGATTTTGTAATCGCAATTGTTGCCAACTTCATTTCTTTTTGTTGTAAGGTTTTTGCAATCGATATGATTACGTGTCCTACTTGAGCTTTCTTAATAGAACCACCCATCTGGTCTGTTGTTACAACTTCGGAAGATATTGAACTTCTATTACCCTGCGTTGCAGTCCAACCTACTAGATTAAGTTCGTGACACATTGCCTCAAATCCTCTCATTACAGACCCCTCTGATTTCCATTCATCACCCAAGTTTTTCTCAGGAACAACACAATCAATGTAATCTAATAAAACCATGTCTATTTTTATACCATCTGCAATCTTTTTTCTAATAAGATTTTTGATGTGTGTCATTGACATAGTATCAGATGGAAGTTTTTCCAAAATAAGGTGATTAGTCATTTTACTTTCAATCTCTCTTACTTTTGCCAAAACTTCTTCCTTTTTATTAGACATATCATCAGGATGGATTTTACTCCACAAGGTAAAATGTTTTCTTTGAATAACCTTGGGATTATCCTCAAAAAAGATTTGAAGAACATTATATCCTAGGTTAAATGCGTGGTTAGCAATCTTGGTTAGGATTGTGGATTTACCCACACCTGTTGGT